GCATAGGCTTTTTCGGCTTCGCATAAGGAAATATGGTCATTAAGGCACAGGTCATGCACAATTTCTAAAATATTACGCATTTGGCTTTCTCCTTTCTAACCATTCCAAACAAGCATGTCGCCAGTCTTGGATAGGCATTTGCGACTTAACCGTATCAAAGGCGGCTTGCCATTCGCCGTTTTTCCAATGGTCCCAGGCTTTGGTCATGGGTTCAATTAATTCTTTGTAAAACGATGACTTATAAAACATAGCGTCACCAAAATCAAGGTCACGTGGTATTCTAAATCTTGTATTGGAAAAATTGTCATAAAGTTCCCGGCTATGGCACGGCAACCCTTCCTCAGGTATGCGGTATGCGTCAAATATATCTTTGTAGGCGTGGAAACTATCGCTTATTTGAACATACGGCCCCATCGCAACGCCAAGGCTGTCAGCAATGTATTGTTGCAACATACTGAAATGCACCGCATTGGCTCCATAGGCCCCCCAGATAATATCATTGCTGCGACAACATACGGTCATGTGTAGTTTAGGAAAGTAGTGTACATATTTAGATGAATGCCCTAGTTCATCGCGCAATTTGAAATATACATGCGTGTTGCATGGGATATCAACCTTGTTGACATTTAAGTCATACGAGGCATCCCACATTTGTAGAACACAACGGCGGTCGATAGGGTCTTTTTTCAAACGGCGAATAATTATATTTATTTGATCAAGCAGCCTGTAGTCCTGTGAGAAATGGTTACGCCATCGGTAACCATAGGCCCCGTGAAATACTTCGCCATCGTCGCTGTATTCATCCATACGCTTGTTGTACCGAACCATGGATTGCACATCCCTTTGGCCGCGCAACATCCACAGGCTTTCCATTAAATGAAAAAACGGGTTGGCATCACGCACAGGGTTGAATAACACCCGTTCCCAAGGCTTTTCGTAAACGGTCGCCACGCAGGTGGGATATTCTAACACATCCCCGGCACGTGATCGTCGCGGTGTGCCTTCTTCATACAAAAGCTTCATGCCGCTTACAAAGGCGTCGTTTACATTTCGAGCATGTATGGTGTGCATGTTTCCTCCAATTAGGCACCCTACCCCTACTGTACTTGTTTCTTGCCCCCTCAGGGGCCTTACAGGGCCTCCCAAGGGCGTTTAATTACCTTAGTATAAGGCCCCAAAGCCAAAGCACGAGCAACGGCTTTTTTATCGTTCTCAGTTACAGAGGGCCATGTTTTTTGTCCCTTATGGTCTGGTAACAATCCAGGGCGATACGTTAAAGCATCACACCCAGCACACGGACCAAATTCCCTATCGCCCTCATACAGCATTGCTCGCATAGCGTTGAATTCTTCTGACTGCCAAATCGTATCTAAGTCAGTATCAAAAGCATTGCCTATCCGGTAGTAACCGCGCCAATCATTACAACATCCCGCAACACTGCCATCCCAACGTATGCTCATTTCTCTAAAAGGTTTACCGCATCGTTTACCCTTGGCGACAGGACTAGGTGGAAAAGCCGATCCGCAATGGTTATTCAAACTGGCGTGATTGCCCGACGTTGCGCTTGATATATCATCTACTACAACAATATCATGTTCAGTTGATTTACGCCGCTTATGTGGATTAGCAGACTTAACCAAAGGGTAATCATAAATAGGGTATGGTCCCTTGTAGAGAAGCTTTACCTTTGGAACAATATTCACAGCTTCATAGTTGTCTAAAAGCAACACATTCAAACCTGCTTGCATCAGCGTGTTGATTTTTTCAGTGGTATCGCCACCCAGCAATCCACCCCCGTTACTGGTCATCATCAAATGGGTCGTAGGCAAATAATCACGCAACACACGCACTATTTCCACATGGTCGGGGTTCATGGTTGGCTCACCATGCATGGCCATTTCTATACGGGGGTTCCATTTGCGGCCTTCTGTGTGGGTCTCCCGTAAACTTGTGGCGAACCATGCAGCGTTTTCAACAGTCATGAATTTATAGGGCCTACTATTCTTTCCTGTTGTACTGCTCGGCCCATGCGCCCCATTGTCACGTATGCCTTGAATACCGCAAAATGCGCAAGCTAGATTGCAGCCCTCGGTTAATTCAAACTGAATGCAAAACGGCGGCTCCTGCATTAATTGGTTACCTCCAAAAAGTTTTCCCATGCCCTTGTGGTTTGCTTATCCAACTCAATTAAATAATCTTGACCAAAAAGCCGACGTTGCTCATAAACGATTTGCTTGTACGTTGGTAAGGCTTCCAACACATCTTCAGCGCAATCCACTACAGGAAACAAATAATCACCTTCCTCGGGAAAAGCTGTCCGCATAGTATTTCGCGTACTTTCATCAAAAAACATAGCTACCCCTGCCGATAAGCATTCATAAAAACGATTGGCAGGTGAGTTGTAATGTGTGTGGATATGTTCGTCTTCAATATAAACGGTAGCCGCAAACTTAGATAAATCCCGCATAGACTTCCAGCTACCGTGTCTGGTCATATTTGGCGCGAGTGCTTTGAACTTTTCGATCGCCTTCCCATTGGTAGAAATGTGCACGGGATAAGGCGCATTTTCAAAATACTTCTTAAAATAAAACTCCCTATCCTTTCTATAAGAACCGTAATACATCAATCCCTGTATTTTATCCTTAAAGTGGATTTCTTCTAAAGGTATAGGGTGCCATGTTAAAAGGTTCCAATTAACATAAGCATTTCCCGGACCAGTGGCATTTTCAGGAATATTACTCCATATGAAAGGAGGAGAACTATCAAAAGGCTGCTTAAAAGACCAACCACGTTCATCGCGCAATACTTTCTGCACCTGACTAATAGGCTGCACCGTATAGTCATTTTGAACATAAATTAAATTCTTACACCTACGAATTTGATCAGCCAGTTCTAGCCGTAATTCTGCCTCTGCAAATGCGCCCATACTGTTGACGTATAAGATTGTGTCATAAGTGTGGCGTAAAAAAGGCCGACCCTTTTGTATACCGTCAACTAAATCTGCATTCAGATGATTAGCAAGATACTGCGCAACTCGCGCACTAGCTATGCTCGTCTTTGGACTGCAATAAGTCAGGTGTACTACGCAAATGTTCCTCATTCATTTTCTCCTTTCTACGGGCGCGGTACCGTGCCCACTTAGAACGTTCTTGTCCCGGCGGCTGATAAATACTGCGTGGTTTACCTTCACCGTTTTTCACACGCTCATATTTATCAAACTCACATAAACTATGTTCTATTTCCCGCATTTCTAACGTGGGTACATAGGAATGTTTTAAGGCATTCACCTTTAACAACAATTTCTTCATTTCTTCGTTCCAGCCATGCTTGCTGGAGGCAAACTTCAAGGGTCTACCAAAAACTCTATTCAAGCCACGCTTGGCCCCAGGACCGGCATTGGCCCATGTGTTGATGTCTGTTGCATCTCGTAGAACAGGGGTATGGCGTAAATCACTTACAAGCTCATAGGCCATAAATCCACCACCACCCCAACCCTGAAGCTTGCCCAAATTTTGATGCATTTGTTGCAAGCTACCTCTACTGGCAATATCAGATAAGAGTTGCCTATAGTCCCAAATAGCAAACAAAAACTCATCCACTACTATGTTTTCCTTTGGGTCTTTTTTGCCTTGATTCGTTATAATGTACGCCCCCGTGAAGACCTTTTGCTTGTTGTCTAAACGTTCACGGGCGATACGTTTAAGGTGTCTAGGGTTATAGATATCTTGCCAGCCTCCAATAGCCTCACACATTTCCATGGTGCCGAACATACGAAACACGGCACAGTTATAGATCATTAAGGGGTATGATTGGTGCGCGTTTGGATTGGTTAGGTTTTCTCGCATCCAAACTGTAGTTTTATCAAGCTCGCGAAATACATTCGTAAATTTGTATTTTTGAAGGATTTTATCCTCTGTCCACGGCCATGGCAAACCTTCCTTTTTCCTGCAATAAATAGCATGGCGCTGATTTATCCAGTAAAGGAAGTTGTAAAACGGCTGTGTTTCCATAAACACGTTCTCCTTTCTTATATCTTAGAATCTTAAGAGGAAACGTCCTATCCCACCATTGGACGCCCCCAGCACGTGGAAGGAAATGTGGGACGTGAACCGAATTAGCTGCTTGCTTTAGAAGCTTTATGGACTTTAATGTACCCAGCTTTTTCTGCAAGTTGTAAGTCTTTCGCACTTCCAGGAAGACCAGCATCCCTGATGGCTGCAACAAACTCAGCCACGGTAATACCTTTCTGCATATAAGACCAAATCTTATATTTTTTGGTTCCTGGGCGAATTGGGATCTTATTTTTAATAATTTCAATTAGATCCTCACGGCCATATAGTCTAGACCGCTTAGTTCCGGTTTTTGATAACTTAACCGTTACCTCTTCTCGTACTTCATCTAAATCTGTTATAGTAGACATTGCACCCTTCCTATAAGGTTTTGCCTTGGTTGTGATAATATCCCAAACAACTTTAGCTAAATCTTTTTTGTAAATTGTTTGGGAAGGTTTGTACCTTACCACTTCAGGTAAGGAGAGCAAGCAGTGAATTCCAATAAGCTCATCCTCCTCATAGTATTTCAGCATGTCTTCAACATCACGTAGAACCGGGGTGAATTTATCTATAAAGCCAGACTCTTTTGCCTCTCCCACAGTTTTAAATCTCATGGCGTACGAAGTATCCTTATGGTAGTCATCAACTACAGCAAAGCAAATCATTACTGTCTCCTTTCTAAAAAGATAAGGGGTAACGAACCCGCTACCCCTTATACTATAGTGACGCTACCAAGTAAAGAACTTATGCAGCCTGCGCCATTTCTGTGGCAAGGGTCAAAGCATTACGCTTGTTGGTCGCCTTGCGGCCAAACCAAGCATCATGCAAAGCGTGTTGTCCCGTGCCTTGGTGGTCCATAGCGTAGGTTACAGCATTGACGGCACCCCAGTATGTTCCCTTGGCTGACTTTAGGTCAGCTCCAGGGCTGTTTTCAAACGCATCATACACTTTCTGCGCTTGCGTACCGTTTTTGAATAGGTCACGTAAGGGGACCGCATTACCTTCAAACCCCTTGGCTTGCTCATCCTGCAGCAAATCTTGCGCAAACAGTTGAGCAACAAACCGCTCAAATTGCTCGGGCTTAATTTGCGTAGAAGCCAAAAATTCAGTTTGCTGTTGGAACCCTTCAAGCTGTTCTGTAGCCAAGCCCAACGCTTTTTCAGCTTCCTTAAATATGGATGTGGTTAACTGCACACGATGCGCCAACCTGAACATACCGCCCAAAGCAGTCGCGCTTTGCAACGCCATACTCAAGGTATTCCAGCACACTACTCGTACCGGGGTATTTAGAATTTTAAACGCCTTCCCAGGTTTGTGGCTATTAGAAACAAGGCAATAACCCCGTACCTCATCGCCACCAGGAAGGGTAAACCCATCAGAATATTTGGCTAACGCCCAAATATCCCTACCGTCACGAAGGCTACCTGCTGTTTCCATTTGCATTTGCCCCACTTCACAGAACTTTTTGTAAAATCCCATAATTTCTGTGTTTTGGAACGGGTGCCAACCTTCTGGGCTACATACGCCTAAAATAGCGTTGGTATCATCCCGAACAATGTGATTGTGGTTGGGGTCGTTCATAAGACCCACATCCTCACTGTACTCGGGTTCTACAATGGTATACGAGGGCCGCTTACTCACGGTCCACGTAATTTGTGCGGCTTCAGCCATTTCATCAGGGGTAAGGTCATCCGATACGGCATGTCCTTCTTTATGCCACGGCACCCCGCCTGATTCGGCGTAAGCCATCGAGTCTACATATGCTGGCATTTGCTATCCTTTCTAATACAGTTGCCATGTATATATAGTAGCGGCGTTTGCAACGATAACAACCGCTATTTTATCTATTGTTTCACATAGGAAAATAGTATTGCGTCTGCGGCATAATGATATGCAAGCACTCTCTGGCACGGGTAGCTCCTACATAAAATGTTCGTAGTTCGTCGCTTTCATATTCTCGCATCTGCACCCACGCCTTGCGTGAAAGATCTGTCAAAAGCACCACGTTTTGGGATTCCTTTCCTTTGGCCGCATGGATGGTTGATAAACGAACACGAGGCTCTTCGGTAAGCTTTTCCCCACGACGCAATAGTGCAATCATATACTCACGCTCATGTATGGAAATATTATCAAATGCTTCATGCCAGATATTTGAGGTTTGCAGCCCATGGCTTTGTTGGAGCTGGTCAAGGGTAAACATTTCATATTCAGTTACGTCCCTTAATCCTCTTTCTTTCTTAGCAACGTTGCCGCCAGCTTTGAGGAATTGATATATTTTACGAACTGCGGCTGATGATACAGCGCCCCCCTTGCGCAGTTTCTCCCAATCCTGGATACTGGTGACGAGCGACTTACGAACACTCGGTATGTTATTTTTTGAATAAAACCATCCCTCGCGCCTGCATTGTGTTTCTATAGGTTGAAGCATGTAGTGGGTACGGGCTAACACGAGCCACTTGCCAGCCGTCATATTGATGTAGTCGAACTTAGTATGGTACTCTAATTCTCCGTCTTCGTCCCGTGGAAACCATTCCTTTTCATATCTATGGTCAATGCGCCGTACAATGGATTTGGCGAAACGAGCTATGTTCTTAGGTAACCTAAACGATTTGTCTAGAACTATTGTTTCCCCTGTCAAATTTAAAAATTGCTCGACATCTGCTCCAGCCCATTTGAAAATAGCTTGGTCATCATCACCTGCTATGACGCAGTTTTTAGAAACCTCCTCTAATAAATATACCATTTGCCATTGTAGACGATTAAGGTCTTGGGCCTCATCAATAAAAATTGTTTCCAAAAATGGAACGGGTTTTTGCAAAAGAAATAACGACAGCATATCGGTATAATCAACAATTTCCCGGCGCTGCTTGTATAGTTTCAATGCACGATCTACACGCTCCACCTCTAACCAGGAAATGTCCAAAATATCTTCATGCCATTGCTGCTCTACAGAAATATCCCGTATGCGAGCTTTATTTATAAGGGCTAGAATTTCGTCGCCGCGCTCATTGCCGTAAAATATACCAGTGTCTCGATCCAAGCCCCCCGAAATACGTAAGCCAAGCCAGTCCCCAAATTCCTGGTAGTGTTCGTCTCCCATCACCTGTGTGCTTTTCAACCCAAGTTGACGAAAGGCCAATGAATGTAATGTTCTGAAAAACGGTAAGTCTTTACGGCTAAGTTGAAATTTCTCACATGCGCGGGTTATTGATTCTTCATTAGCCGCGCGAGTAAAGGCAAAATAACCAATGTAGCGAGGCGGCGTTCCTGTTTCTAAGGCGTTGTCGACAAGTTCTAATAGCTTGCTTGTTTTCCCTGTGCCAGGAGGGCCGAGATAAATATTCCTCACATTACGTCCTCCTTGTCTTGCTTTAATTCAGGCAACGTGTACGGCGTTTTTTCAATTAAAAATTCAGCAACGTGGTAGACATTCACACCCTTGCCTTTTAAATTGAAGAATTTATGCTCCCCACCTATATCTGATAGTTTTGACGCCATCTGTGTGTGGTTGTACTGCTTAAAATTATGCCGCGAACAGTAATCCAATAAATCCTTTAATCTGAAATAAGTACGGGCTTCGCTAGTCCACGGCTTACCCAGCATTAATTCATCTCGCGTTTGCGCCTGTGCGCGATCAGTGCAAAAGGCTTCTAACAAGTTAAGAAACTGCCCTTGTATGGACACTTCCTGGGGTACGTCAATTATCTCAACTTTATCTAATAATTTCTGCACCAATGCCTGCCACCCACGTTCGCCCATCTTAGGCGGCATCATATTTAAGGCTTCCATACAGGCCCGTTGGAACTTGGTTTGGTTCTGCAAATCATCGGTTTGTAAAACTAACCTATTGGCTCCAACAGTTAAAAACCACAAAGGTGGATCGCTGTTAAATTTTGATAGATTGGAAAAACTGGGGGTATAGTCTGCCGGACCTATACCAAACCGCCTAGACTTACACGTTGTTGCATCACAATAGCTGATGATGGGTTGGTCCTTGCAGCGGTACCCGTAATCCTTTTTATGTAGTTGCTTTATGACCGCAACTACCTCCGACGACGGCAGCGGCGGATCCATGTATCGACGGTTACAGTCCTCTATTTCAACTTCCCATGTATCTTGAAACGCCTTACGTAGATAAACCCCAATGTTGAACAGCCCGTTGTTGCGTGTTCCCTTTGGAAAACCCTGTTCGCAAAGATATTGCAAACACGGAGGCGCTTCTTCCAATACGTCCTTTACGACAACCTCTAGGTCTTCAAGCTCAACTTCTGTTAAGCGGTTCTCATCTACTAAATTAAGGAATTCATCTAGTGTTGCTGAGGTGCCATCAGGTTTAAGGGCGTATCGCGTTGACGCCTCAGCTGAACAATACGGCAAATTTAAGGCATTACCAATGTCGCCTCGTTCAAGAAGCAGCTTTTCCTGCTTTGGAAACACCTCTCCTTGGGAATATCCCAAGGCTGCTGCAAGCTCAAACAATTTACGCCGCATTAACGACGCATCAACAGGCTCGTCCGTAAATAAGAAAAGATGGGCACCCCCGCTTTTAGAACGACTAACAATGAATGGTAGCTTATATTCACATAGACGTTTCTGTATGGCGGGTAAGTCAATAGGGTATTCGTCAACATCAATACAACCCCACGAACAAGTGCCGTCTTCACGTATAGGCACAATGCCAATGCCTGCCGAACCTTCTGATAGGTGCTCTGCAAACACTTGGCGCGTCGGAGTTTCACGAACTATACTGTAGCGACTATCAACCTTCCCACCGTTTTTTGAACCAGTAGTATTATCTTGTCGCCGCAAGTACGCTATTTCTAATCCTGCAAAAGCATTTGCAAACCGTTCAATATTAAACACATCCGCTTCTTTCTATAAGATGTTAGAACGGCACCTCGTCATCATGTGGTTCAGTGGCATCCACCTCGCCTTGCTTGACGGCTAAGGCAAATTCATAGGCTGCCTTAAAGATTTCTGAATCTTGTTGGACACCTGTCATTGTTTCGTAGTTTATATCAAGTGCGGTACCACGATTAATGACCCAGCTATACCAGTTCCCTTTATTGTTTTGCTCCAGCGTAGAAGTGAGCTTGTAAATATGTGAGAACATAACAGGGGCGCGGCTTTCCCGTATCATGGACATCCAACTACGCGCACGTTTCAACTGTGTGCTTTTCATGGAAACCATCGCAGGGGTCCATTCAGACATATCATCACTTAGCAGTATCACGTACCATTGCGCCGTGTTTTCAATATAATTGCCGTTAGCCAATACGTCCTTATTGTCTTGGCTACGGCTGGTTTGCGCTAGGATATTGCTGGTAGACGAATGCCGCGCTATGGGGGCACCTTGACTGGCTTCACGGGGTGCCCATTCAATGTATTCTCGCCTGAACGTACAAGGCACAACATTCACCCCCGAGCTACCAGCGTACACCTGCTTGGTAACCGAGTTTAAAATGCCCCCAGCTTCGGCACCATCAATATAATCAGCGGTGCCTTTTTCTGTTTCAGGGCTCATTTTCTGCAACAGCTTCAAAAACGGCGTTGCGGTATCGTCCACGCCAACATTTTCAAAACCAGTGGTTACCAAGTCCTGTAGTTGTGGAAGCGTTATCGCACCAGCTTCCTCCGCCTTTTGAACGGCTTGTGCTTCTTTAGCCATAAGTTAGTCTCCCTTATATGAGGTGATTTTTGCAATACGCCCCTCGTAAACGCCAAACGTTTCTAAAGGCATTTGAACACCCTTGTTGCGCATTTCGCGTACAAAGGCCCGTAACGTTCCATTGTGTACGGTTTCTTTACGCTGTACGTCGTGACCACCAGCCACAGCATCGCTATAAAAGGCTCCGGCTACGTTATCTTCATTTTTGTTAAATGACACAACCACCTGATTTTTAATTATGTCTTCGTGGTTGTTATCCCGCAACCAAGTGAAAGCCTGCGGTTGGTTGTCTTTTGAAATATGCACATGCAAATCATCACGTACCGAAACATCAACACCATTAGCCGTGGTTATTGACTGCATACCCATTTCGTCCATAGCATCGGGTACAAGTTCGGTTGCGTATTTACGCTGAATTGCTTTGATGTTTTTCAGCACTTCAGTTGCCTTATCTACCAATCCACTTAGCTGTACCAACTGTTCGCACAACTGGCGTAGTTCCTGTGAGTCTTCGATAGATAAGTTATTAAAAGCTTTAATGACCTCTGCCAAAGAAGCTTTTTCCACTTCAAGGTCTGACACTACTCTTCTCCTTTCTCATGTAAATCCCATCTAATTGGGTAATACTGCTTTTCTTGGCGATCCCATTTCAAAAATTGAACACGGCCACGGTTGTAGTCTCCTGCAACCATTGTAGCCATGCCAATAGCGGCAGGGTCGCCTATTAAAAGCAGGAAGTCTTCATCGCTATAGTCACGCAGCTTACGCTTTAAACGCTGTAGCGTAGGTGACGCGCTGAAGGTGACTTGGCCCCTCGGAAGCAGGTATACGATATCGCCATATTCACGAGCAGGAAGAATGTTTTGGCCGGGGGCTTCTTCTTGTACTGCATACACGGTCATGCGTTCACCTTTCTTCTTTCTACTGTGTTTTTTACGCTATACCCATGTACCCTATTGGCCCAGTGGAAACAAGCCTAAAGTTATCTAGGTAGAAAAACATAAGTAAACTGCGGAAAACGCGCGCGCGTCGTTTAGGAGGTTGCGCTACCGTTTAAAGCTTCTAATAGCCTTCTAATAGGGGTTAACCCCTTCTAACAACTATGTTATTTCCAAAACCTATTAGAATATTGGCCTATTAGCACACTTTGATGGAACACACTATACTTCGAACTGTTCGAACTAACTATAGGGCCTTGTTCGTTACTTTTATATAGGGTAAAATATAGGTAGAAAGGAGACAAGTATGAAAGAACTAATTTACCCGTTCAAAACAAAGCCGTATGATCACCAACGTACAGCTTTGAATAAGTCGTGGGATCGCAAGGAATACGCCTTGTTCATGGAAATGGGCACAGGTAAATCCAAAGTATTGATCGATAACATAGCTGTTCTATATGACCGTGGCTACATCAACGCCGCTTTAATTATTGCACCGAAGGGTGTTTATCGTAATTGGGTGGCAAATGAACTTCCCGCACACTTGCCAAATCACATACTATCTAACATTGTAACGTGGAACCCTACTGCAACCAAAACTCAGCAAAATCTTTTGGATTCGTTATTTGAATACCCAAACGAAGACCTTAAAATCCTCGTAATGAACGTTGAGGCACTAAGCACACGGAAAGGCACAGCGTTTGCGGGGAAGTTTTTGAACGCCCATAAAACCCTCATGACCATTGATGAAAGCACAACCATCAAGAACCCAAAGGCCAAACGAACCAAAAATATCCTAAAGCTTAGTTCGTTAGCGCCGTATAAGCGAATATTAACGGGGTCGCCGGTTACTAAGTCGCCTCTTGACCTATACGCACAGTGCGAATTCCTTGACCCTGTGTACCTAGGGTATTCGTCATACTTTTCATTCCGCTCACGGTACGCCATCATACAGCAACGGTCAGTTGCCACGCATTCATTTCAACAAGTGGTGGGGTACCAAAATCTTGAAGAACTAAATAAGACCTTGAATAAATTCAGCTATAGGGTTCTGAAAGAGCATTGCCTAGACCTACCTGAAAAAGTTTACATGCGTCGCACAGTGCAATTAACCAAGGAACAGAAGGCCGTATACGCTGATCTCAAAAAGTGGGCCATAGCAACCTTAGAGGACGGCGACATAACAACCACAAATGTCGTCACGCAACTGTTGCGGCTACAGCAGGTGACTTGCGGCTACGCCAAATTTGATGACGGCACATTTCAAGAGTTGCCCAACAACCGCATAAATGAACTGTTGGCTATCTTAGAAGAAACAAGAGGAAAGGTTATTATCTGGGCCAATTACATTTATGATATAAAGCAAATTAGCGCGGCGTTGACCAAGGAATATGGCCGCGATAGTTATGGCACGTATTTTGGCGAAACATCAGATGATGATAGGCAGCGTCTTGTGGCTAATTTTCAAGACCCAAACCACCCCTGCCGCTTTTTCATCGGGCAGGTCCGTACAGGAGGCTATGGCCTTACGCTCACACAGGCGGCTACCGTAGTGTACTATTCCAACACATATGACCTTGAGGTCCGTATGCAGTCCGAGGATCGGGCACACCGCATAGGTCAGGTGAATAGGGTAACCTACATCGATATTCTGGCTGAGGGGACCGTTGACGAAAAGATCGTCAAAGCACTAAGGAAGAAAATTAATCTAGCCACAGCCGTCATGGGCGAAGCATGGCGCGAATGGTTGGTTTAACTCTGGCGCACAATATCAGATAGTTCAAGGGCGCGATTACCCACCTGATCCGCCCAGTTGCTATCAAGCATTTCATCTGCTGCACGGTTATATTCCCCACGCTCAAGGGCATCCAGCATATTGCGAAATTTACGCAAGGTATATAACCCCATGTTGAAATGCATGTTGACAAGCACCCCCTGGACTTGTTTGGGTAGTTCCCCAAACCAGGAAAAGGTATTTTGTAGTTCGTCCATAGACAACGAAATATCATTCTGCAGCAAGTAATCTATTTCATCGTCGCTCAAACCACGACCACTGTTCTCATCAATATTGCGGCCTGCACCAATGGTCCAGTAACCTGCGGGACATCTATAGGCGTACTGACGCACACCTTCGTGGCGCTTTAGGGTTTCGGTTATTTCTTTAAGAAAACTCTGCGACGATACAGTTGTCATTTATTTTTTTCCTGAAGCAAAAGCTGAACCTGTTAATATAGCACCAAACGCTAGGTGGAATAAGCCTCCGCCCATTAGCGTGAATGGACTATGCTGGCCCGTGAGTTTTTTCATCAATTCCATTTGAACCATTGGTTCTGGGGTGCTGTTGATGATTTCCATGAATAAACTTATGTCAGGGCGATTGACTCCGTACCATATGGGGACGAACATAAAATCATAAAAGCATATCAATAAGTAAATGATAAGGGCTGTCCAACGCCACGCCATTGTAGCTTTTTCGTGCGTTGTTAGTTCTTTTGTCATTTAGACACACGGCGGGGTGCATCTCATATTATTTGCTAATATCATAATCACAGTTACAGCTACCACCACCAAGGCCAATATCAACACTGCTCGCTTTATATTCATCACAGCACTATTTGACGACGCGGCCTTGCATTGACAATGCCGCCTTTGTTCATGGGTGCTGGAATACCGGCCAGTTTTCTTTGCTCCACATCTCGTAACCAATCCACACCCTTTTGCTGGAGTTTTCCAAGCCCTTGTTGCACGGCTGATGGGACCGTCAGCGTCTGTGGATCTTTCCCAACAAAAGGAGCTAACATCGATCCTACTAAAGGTATTTGTTCTACAACGTCTTGTCCCGGCACAACGAGTTCGGGAATCTTCATCGGTGTTCTAAGATCCCTGTAATTTACATCCTTTCTACCCTCAATAAAGGGTTTTTCGCCCCCAAGACGCTCCCGGGCAATGTCTCCAGGTTCTAATTTAGCAATTTTTTCTACTTCATCAAGTTCATCGTCTGATAAACGTGTGCCCGTTATTGAGCCAACCAGATTTAAAATCGAACGACCCACAAACCCAGCTTTTGGAATTGCTGTTTTCATTATCTCTCGGGCAACATCTGGTTCTGTAAGTGCCTTTAATAAAACCGTTTGAGCTTTATGCCCCAAAACACGTTGAACACCCGTTAAAGCCCTTGCTCGAGTATTCAAAACACCCACGTATACTTTTGCCATCATACCAAATGGCTTTCTTCCATCTAAAATAGAACCATTTAACCCCGATGGCCACTTTCCACCGGGGTTATGTGTTACATGGTAATCTAAAATTTCTAAACCCTGAGCAATCTTATCCATACGGGCTAGTTCGTCTCCATTATAAACTACTTCTAAAGCCGTCCTATATCTAACTGCCTCTTCACCTCTCTCTCGAACTTTTAACAGAGCTTCTTGTAAACGTTTGGGATTAATAACCAGCCCTCTTCCAGGATGATATTCTGTTATATTGTTTACAAACACGGACTTAACGCTGTCGTCCATATCCTTAAGAAGTCTTTCCTGTACCCCTTTATCAATTTGTAATCCAGCAACTAATTCGCGCAAAGCGCCATAATTTTCCGGAGCCTTCTTTAAAACATTTGAAACAGCAATTTCAGGTCGTGTTGGATCAATACCTAAGTTTTTTAAGGTTTTATTACCTTCCAATGCTTCTTGAAATTTTTTCGTTGCTCTTAAATTATCACGGACCACCTTAAATAAATCTGCGGGTTCATTGTTTAATCTCTGAACAATTTGTTCTGTTGTTTCATTACCGCGCGCAGGTGTTAAGGCTTTAAATACATTTTCGTATTCGCTCATAAACTTGCGATGTGCGTCAAAATCAAAAACATCTTTCAAGGCAGCATCAGTTAAGCCCTTGTCGGATAAAGCACTATCAAGAGCTTCTCTATCACCCCGCACAACCTTGTTTATATAAGTTTGATACAAACCACTTCTTAAAAGATCCTCGGCCGCAATATCATCAGCAGCTCGTAGTCCAATATCTGAACGCCTTAAAGAAGTAAGAAGATCACCTATATCTTTAGGAGACGTATTTTTTGGAATCAAAGTATCAAAAAAGGTAGTGGCTCGTTGATTAGTTGGTCCTTCTGGTACTTTATTAGCTTGAAGCATTGCTGCACCAATGCGACCTTTAGAATATAGGTCCATATACTCCTTATAAAGGTTATCTGCTTCCAGTAATTTTCCAAGAGATTTTCTTATTTGTTTTTGTCCTGTGCCGTCAGCTGCCCTATATGCGGGAGAACCATAAATCAATTTTTTTCTTAAATCAAACAAAGCCGTTTCCATATGTTCTGCAAGTCGCATATCATTAGGATTATTGATAATATCAGGTTGAGACTTTATTTGACGAATATCTCTTATCATAGAAGAGACGCTCTTTACATTTGCTGTTACTTCAATTTCGTCTGGTTTGTAATATCCAGCCCCTTCTCCCGGCTTTTTAAAACGAACTATATCTGGAGCGCCTTTGCGCATAATTCTTTCGGGTTGCGGAAGATTTATATCAATAGAAACGCGCTTTATAAAATTTGATAAATCACGATTTACGGGTACACGTGATTTTTCAAGACCAGCACGTTGAAATCTAAATACATCAGGAAGTTTAATAGTTATGCCTTTATTGCCGACTAAATTTGCCAAATTATCTTCAGTTTTTTTAAATACCTGAGTAGTGAAGAATGACTTTTCACCGCCTGCTAAAAGTTCTTTAGTAGTATTGAACGCCTCCTGCAATTTTAAATACGGACTTTGGGTTGGAAATAATCCCAGCGAGGTGCCTGCACCGGATACCTCTGGCCCACCGCGCCATTCTTTACCAAATTGTAAAAGCCTATCCATTAATTCATCCATGCCGCCACGAACAGTTTCTATATTTGTTTCAACCGCTCGTCTTTCTGCATCGGCAACCTCTTCAGTAACACGCCGCCCTACATCTGGAAGCTGAACATCTAATGCTTCTCCGGCTTTAGATCCAGGCATAACGATTCCAGGGTCAATACCCGTAACGTCTCTAACTTCACCTACCCCAACCATATCTGCTTTTGCTTGAACATTTGCAGCGCCCCCTAATTGATCTAATTTGGCACTGTACCCTTCTCCAATAGTTCGATAGTAAAGTTCTTTATCTCTAAGTTCTTTCGCCAAGCGTGTCTGGCCCTTAAAATTCGCATCTACGGCTTGTTTTCCTAAATGATCTGCATAATTAAAGAATGTTTGAGGAGTATTTAGTTCCTGTTTTATTGCTTCTCCTTGGCTAATTTGGTTATTACGATGACTAATTGCTTCATCAAACTCTTTAGCCGTAGCTATATCACCCAATTCTTTAGACGCACCGCCTCTTCTTGATAACCTATATAAACCGTATAGGGCCTTCGCACCTATCTGACCAGCCAAGGCCGCCCCAGCAGTCATTGGCGCACCTTCAAGGAAAAGATCCGTGTCCAGAAAAGCCTTTTTTCTTGAATCAGGATAAGGCTCCTGCCGTTCTTCGCCTTGACCCCCAGGATTAAAGAACATCCAACGTGTTGGAGCGGACGGATCTTCACGGTTTTCTTCTTTATTCCAACGAACGGGTCGATAACCCGCTGCGCGTAAAGCAGAAACACGTTGTTGATATTTTCCGTGGACTGCCCCCAGTGCTTCACCAAGGCCCCCCATTATGGTGCCCAGCCTTGCCGCAACCGCAGGATTTTGTGGAGATACTGCAAGACCTAAAGCTGCTCCTGCGGTAGTTCCTACTGCGCCATAACCAATTTCCCATACAATCGGAATCATTTCTTCCATGATATGGGTAAAATCTTCAGACGTTATTGCGTATGAATCAATAGGTGTTGGTGTTCCCGTTTCTGGATGAGTAAACAAAATCTCACCGCTTTTTGTATGCAAAGCAGCTTGAAATTGTGAAGGAGCATATCTTTTATCAGATCCTTTTTCCTCCTCAATTTTATTAAATTGAGCAGATAAAAGACCATTTAAAGTTCCAGAAACAAATTCTGGACTTAATGTATTCATACTGCTAAGATTAACCATCGGCGCTTGCAAGCGCCGAACAGCTCTTGCTTGGGTTGGCGTTAACGCTTTTTGTCGTGCGTCACCGCCTTCTGCGATAAGGTCATCTTCTTCTTTTTCGTGTAAGAACCCTTCTCTCACCCAAGCCCCTACAGTTTCACCCGCTTCAGCGGCAAGACTAAAAGGGTTTCTAGGCCAACCTATACCGTGAAACATTCTCCCAAGATCCATGGGAGACCAAAATGCTTGACTAGCGTGTTCCGAAACTCCTTCAGGATCAGGAATATTCGGAGCTGCGCCGCTGCGCCACGGTGCGGCTTGAGATATATCACTGTCTAAAGAGGTATCAACAGGCACATGAGGCAACGGAGGAGGTGCCGTTGTTAATGCTTCTTCTTCTTCAACACGCATTTCTTCAATGGCGGCATTAATATCATCAAGTGTACCCATTAGTATTTCTCGCTATAGGTCATCTTAGTTGTTCAGGACTAAAAGATATGGCAGCTTGTT